GTACCGTACCAGTCCTGGGAGGTGGACGATGCCACCCCTTCCAGCCGCATGATGCCCTCTGCAGGGGCAGCAATCGCCCCGGCGGCCCGCGTCTCGGGAGTCTCGGTACCGGGTGCCCTGGCAGGAGCCTGCCGGTAGTGAAAGCCGAGCTGCATCCGCAGTTGACCTGAACGGCAGGAAAGAACAAAGTTCTTCCGCCCATCCACCATCTCTACAGACGCCGTGTCCATTGCCCGTTGCAGGGCCTGACGTAGCGTGTCTTCGGTCACTGGATCCATCCAGAGGCTCCTTTCATCCATAGGGTATGTGGAGCCCTTCTATGCGTCAAGCGTCGGAAGATCGGCTAACGTCCTGCCACTTACGGAAGCAAAGCCCGGCTACGTTGCGGACATGGCCGGAGGAGCCCCATCCGACCGATGCACAGGGCACCCGCACCCGGCCCGGTGGGCAGCTCCACCTGCACTCCGCACCTCTCCGGCCAGGGAGATCGCCTTCCCGGTCTTCACTTCTTCCGATGTCCAGTACACCACCACGCATCGGCAGCGCCCCCTGCATTCGGTGTTTCCACCGGGCTGCACTGTCATCTGCGAAATGGGCCTGAAACCTTTGGTACCCTGATTCGTACAGGTGGGGCAACGGGCTGCATCCTCCACAGATACCCATTCAAACCACCACTCCGGCGATGTGTCGGCTTCCGGGTCAGGAGCAGCCACCAGCATGGATTCTCCCATGCCAGACTGGAAAATCTCGTTGGCCAGCTCCACCAGACGGCCAGACCAGTTGGAGATCCGGTACTCCTCCGAATCGAAGATCCGGCGGATGGTTCCCAGGATCAGGGCCACATCCACCCCCTCCAGAACCGCCGTGGGGTCCACATCCACCGCACGCCTGGCGCGGGCCATGCCCAGAATAACCTCGGTCACCTGCTGCCGGATGTCCGAAATCAGACCCTTCTGCTGCACCAGATAGTTGGTGGCCCGCACATGGTAGGTATCCCCACGCTGCTGCCAGTCCTCCACCACCTGGACACCGGAGAAGTGGACCGCGGCGTCCCTGCCCAGCCGCGCCACGCCCCGGTAGATGGGCTGAGTCACGTCAGACCAGTCCACCGCCAGCTTGTCCAGCGCAGCATTCACCCTCCCAAGCAGGGCCGGAAGCTCCTCATTCGTGACCTTCCCATCCTTCAGAGAAGCCCGCACATCTGCGGTGACTTCCAGCCTTGCCCGCCGATACAGCGGCGCCACCTCCCTGCCGTAGCGGGTGATCTGTTCTCCCAGGGCCGGAAGATCCAGGGTCCGCATCCCCTTGAATTTTCCAGACGGCTGCCAGTCGGAGGGCAGATCCGACCGCTGCTGGTACGCCGAAGTCGGCTCATGGTCGGAGCCCACCAGGATGGACAGCAGGCTCCACGGGCGGGCGGAGAGCAGGACGACAGGCTTTCCGGCATGCACAGGCTCCACCACCCGCTTGCGGGCCTTCCTGGCCCTGGCCACCAGAGCCTTGCGCGCGCGCGGCTTTGCGTCCGCAGGAGCCTCCTCCTCCGAGGTACCGGCCTCCGGATCCTCCACGCCTCCACCATCCTCCTCCCCATCCTCCTTCATGCCGGGCTTTTCGCCTGCACCATCCTCCTCTTCTGCATCCTCCCCCTCCTCTTCCGGCTCCTCCATCTCCATCTCCTCATCCTCTTCAGGAGGGATGGCGACATCCACCAGCCGCAGGTAGCCCGCACCGGACCTGATCAGGGGCACGTCTCCGCCCTCCACAGGCGCAAGCTTCCGGATCGCGCGCCGCTCGTTCACGGTCAGAATGCCGCGATCAAAGTCCGATGCGTCCTTCCTGGCATCGTCCAGCATGTCTTTGGCGCTGGACTTCAGCTCCATGTTGAACTTGAAGCGGACCAGCGCGGCCAACGCTGGATCTCCCACCACCAGGGGCAGCGTACGGGCATTGATAAGCGCCTGCATCTGCTCAAGGATAGGGGAGATCAACCCGGAATCCTGTGCCGTCACCTGCACCTCGGCCGTCGCGCGCGGGGTCGCCTCGGTATCGCCCATGCTCACCGGCTTGACGCCGAAGACCCGCCATACCGTGCGGCGGACCTCCTTCACCACCCCCAGCATGTCCAGGTCTTTGGGGGTATGCCGGAGCTCCACCCAATTTGCGGAAAGACCACCTGGATTATTTGTGGTCAGCACCCGCAGTTTATGATCCTGACCCTTCATGTTCCGGATCGACTCCACGGCCCGGTCAGCAGCGACCCCCGCGATCCCGGCCAGTACCAGGATGCCGGGCGGAACCTCGTCCGAATCCATCGCCAGCATCAGGTGCCTGCTCTGATTCAGCAGCGTCATCGTCTCGTAGATGAGGCTTTCAATCAGCGGAAGCCCGCCCGGAGCCGTCGTGTTGGGGAACAGGTTCATGTACAGAATCTGCTGCGGGTCAAAATACACGGCGCCACCGATGGCGTTCTGCTGCCGGTACCCAAGCAGCCGCTGGTACTGGTCAATGTCCTGCAACACATCGCAGCCTCGAAGCGCCACAATCTCCACCAGCTTCCCTTTCCGGTCCAGGACATGCTCTGCGGCCATCGAATCATAGACCAGCAGGTCCCTGCACATCTTTGATACCAGAACTTCCCAGGGCTCCCCGTCTTTATTCGGGCCCTTCAAAAAGGTCTGCGCATCGGCAGCGATAGTCATGGCCCGCTCGTAGCGGGGATCCTTCGGGTCTACAGCCGACTCCACGCACCAATCCCAGGTGGAGATCTCCCGCACAATAGCGTCTACACATGCGCGGATTTCTCCGCATGTACGGTAGGCCGCCCACAATTCCTGATTCGACAAAAGCCGCTGCTGCTCTGCGTAGCGGATGGGTACCGCGCCCGTCGCCAGTACGGAAAACGAGGCTTTCCCCTGACGTTCCCGTACATGGACGGAGCTGCCTGCTTCCGTCAGAACCCCGCTACGTCCCTTGTACCGATGCGCGTCCACATAGAGTACCGGCGGACCGGCCTGAAGCGTTTGACTCACAGCAACTCCCGTCTACGGGTATGAGCCTATCCCGGAAAATTGGGGTATGGGAAGGCAGAGCTTCTGGAGGGACCGTGGCAGATGAAGGCCTGCGATTGATCGAAGTCGAAAGGCAACTGCGCGATCTGACCGAAGAAACCATCCGAACCGGAGAGCGGGCTATCGCAGTCGCCACCGTGGTCGCTGCCGACCGCGCCGAAAATCAGCGGCATCGTGCGGATACGCAGAATGCTTTGGCTGTCTGCACCACAAAGCTGGCTACACTTCTGTCCGAAGTGCAGGAGCTTCGGGCACAGCAGTCCCGCCTCATCGCCGCGCATGAAGCTGCCAAAAACGAGACGCTGCTGTCCCGCGTGGAGCGGATCTCAGGCTCGATCACATGGCCGGGAGTGGTCCTGATCCTTGGGCCTGTGTCCATCCTCATCATCATCTTTGATAATCAGATAAAAACCTTCATTATTTCCATTGCGCAGGTGGTATATGGTCATTGAGATCTCCTCTCCTCCATCGTCGCCTACCGCTGCCAGGCTCGCAGATGGCGACCCCTGGACCCGGCTCATCACCCTCGCTGCCGACCCGCAGGCGTCCACGTCGGAGCTCAGGGCGGCGCGCGAGTGCGCTGAGCGTCCGTCTCCGCTCACATCTTTCCCCGGAAGTACCCATGCTTGAATTTGAAGGCGATACTGACATCAACATCCTGCCCGCATTCCACCTGTGCGCCGGTCCAGGCGGCCCCGGTCAGGGCCATGTGCTCCGCCTGCACCAGATCAACCCCAAGGTGGACACCCAATCGCAGCCGGTCCCGTGGGGCGTCTGGCGCCAGCTCGTGATTGCAGCTCGGGAGAGCCAGCCCGCCTTTGCTGCGCTGGCCCTCGCCACCTGGGGAGCATGGTGGACGCAGGAGATCGTGGGCAGGAATCTGGAGGAGGTCTCCCGCCTCGCAATCCAGAAGTACATCCCCCTGGGAGTGCCCGTCCCCTAAAGCCGACCGAAGCACAGCACCTGGATGGCGACCACGATCCGTCGCCACCAGGGGAGCTTCATCGGAAGCGGGGCAGGATGCACAGGGGGTGCAGCAGGACCACCGGCCACATCCCGCCTCGACTCCACCACCAGCCCGCTGCGCACCGCTTCCGCCAGCATGGAGAGCACCGCGGCGAGCTGCCGCTCGTGCTGTGCCTGGATGGCACAGAGCTCCTGCGGAGAGGCTTTCCCCACCGCATCTGCGCGCTCTAAAGCCTGCCTGGAGACATACAAAAGATAGGTGACAAAGCCTGTTTTTGTCATGCGTTCTGATACAGGTGGGGTATCGACACGTCCAGATTCAGGCATCGTAGAACCCGCCCATTCTATCGTGCATTTCCTGTGCCACGCGCTCGTAGGCGTCCGCATGGCGGAAGTGGTCGGGATCGTTGCCCTCTGACCAGATGATCCTCCCCCCGGAAGCGTCCAGCATCCGGGTGGGGGCCCGCATCTGCTCCACAAAGCCGAGTACGGTCCCCACATCGGAGGGGAAGGTACGATGCCCGGCGTTGATTTCATCCAGGGTACAATCCAGCAATTGGGTACGGTCCACCGTGACCACGCGATCATCGTAGCTGATGGTCAGCCCGAAAGCCTCCACCCCGACACGGGGAGAGGGATGGTATTGCACCAGCCAGACCTCGCAGCCCCCTTTGTTGATGAAGTGATCGCGTAGCTCCTGGCACTTCCTGGTTTCCGGCCTCGCATCAATAGCGATCACCTCCACATTGTACTGCCGTTGGAGCTCGATCAGATCCTCAAAGGCGGCCACGGTGCAGATGCGCCTGCCGATGCGACGGTACCCGGAAGGCGTGTCCGCTTTTTCCAGCACAGAAATACAGACATTCAGCAGAGAGCCCACATCAACGCCCATGATCACGGTCTGCTTCTTGTACTCCTCCCCACCCGTCCAGTCCGTGGGAGGCGCGGTGGACGCTTTTTCCAGCATCGCAGCGGTGACCTTCGCGCCCGCATCGTCCCTGGGTAGGCCAAGCACACCAGCCCAAAAAGCTCCCAGGCGCGTGGGAGAGCCCTGTGCCTTCACCCATTCTGCGTAGAATTTGCGAAGGGGTTGGAGCTCCTTTGCAGAGGGGAGCACATCCAGACGCGAGATCAAAAACGAGGGGGTCTCCCCGGGGGCCTCAGCTATCCAGGCAGCTCCATCCACAGACCGCTCAAAGACCCGCTTGCAGCGTCGGCAGACAGGTCGGAGATCTCCCAGGCCGGGATCCATCGCGCGCTCTGCGTCTCTGGGGATCCAGTGCCCGGCGTCCGACCTTTTTACGATGTTGATCTCCCAGTCTAAAGGCTGCCGCTCATTGCAATGTCCGCACTTCACATTCCATTTTGCGCGGCTGCCCTCCTTCCAGAGTTGGTGGATCCCCTCGCCGGGGGAGGAGGGATTCGAGACGGTGAAGATCTGAGGGTGCGGAGACTCGCGCACCCGGTCTCTGGCCTTGGCCACGTTCTTCAGATCGCATTCATCATACTCGTCAATCACGATGGTATCTGCGGAGAACTCCAGGAAGTCTGAAGCTGTATTGGAGCCCAGAAAGAGGATCGACCCGGTAGGTCCAAACCGCTTCTGCTTCAGGTTGCCCTTGCTCTGGATCTTCGCGCCTTCTGCCGCCCCTGGAGCCTTTGCCCGGTAGGCAGGAACCTCCTGGATCAGCGGGTCGATTCGTCCTGAAACAAAGCGTTCGGATGTTTTGTACTGCGGAAGTACATACCCGCAGATTCTTCCTCTCCATCCAGAATCGTAGAGCACCTTCTGAATCAGCAGCTCTGAAATCCCGGTCTGGGGTGCCTTGCAGAAGCTCGCCTCTTTGAGCTGGTCCAGGAAGGCGTAGAGCGGAATGAGGTACGGCTTGTCGGCAAAGGACATCGCCTCGCGCCTGACATTCTGATGCAGCGCCCTTGCGACTCCGAGCAGGGGGTAATGCGTATGCATGTAGACGCACATTCCAGCATGGAGCTCAAGAGCGCGCTGTTGTTCTGCTTCGGTCAGCATGGGAGCAACATATCAGATCGCAGCGGAAAGCAGCCCGGCGACTCCCAGGCCGGAGGAGGCACGGCGGGCCATCCGATGCGCCCCCTCCTTCCGCACCAGGGCCTGCAGGGCCTGCACATCTTCCGGCCTGGCCACCACCACCTGCACCTGCATCCCTTTGGTGCATAAACACGCCGCATGTGTGGCAAGATGCCGGACCTCTTCCGGCCACACCTGCGGAGTGGACAGCAGGCGCTTCATCCCCGCAAGGTCAGCAGAGATCCTGGGAGAGAGGATCACATAGGAGGCAGGGTACTCCCGCCCCGTGGCGCCCTCGTAGGCCCGAAGCGCCTCCAACATGGCCAGAAGCCACTGCACCCGCGCTGCCCACAGTCCAGGCCAGCCGAACGCCAGTCCATGCAGGGGGCCGCAGTCACCGGGGATGCTCCCGTCCACAGGCTCTGTCCCCCAATAGCAGGCCCAGCTTTCGGAGATGCAGTGGATCACCAGGGGATTCTGCGGGTCCACCTTCATGCCTCCCCCACAAGCTCAGGGACATGGAAAAACTGGCAGTCCATCGGGGATGGTGCGCTCCCGCACTCTTTCTGCCACGCCGGGAAGACCTCGCAGGCGGTATTCAGCAGGACCGGCACCGCAGCGCCGATATTTTCGGCGTACTGCTCGATCATTTCGGCCACCCTGTCAGGGTTACGGCAGGGAGGCTTGCGCATCTGCCAGATCACGACGAACGGGCAGAAACGATCCTGCGTCGGATTCTCGAAAACGTGAATCCAGACCCGCTCTTTCTCTGCCAGGAAGTTTTTCGCGGCAGAGTTGACCGAGTGGGTCGGTCCCAGGAAGATCTCAGCGGGCAGCACATCGCAGCAGAGGGACAGCCCCGTATGCGTACGCATGACAGCGTACCCATCGGAGTATTCCTCATTGCAGAGGAAGAAAATCGTACCCACCTGGAGGCTTTGGACAAAAAGGGTGGGGCTCACGACATGAGCCCCATCAAAGACTGTTCCGCCTTCAGCTCTCCCGCCACCAGCTTCACCACCTCGTAGCGGTGGCCGCTCTCCACATGCTCCACGAGCTGCACCCGCACCCCCACCTGATGCAGAACCAGGCGCTTGGTGGGGGAGGCCTTCGCCACCTCCATCATTTTTTCCAGCTCTTCCACAGACAGCACCATGCGCCGATCCGTGGCGTCCCCACCATACTGGTGGTCTGCCAGGATGCGGAGATCGGCACGGGTGGTGATTCCGGGCATGGGCTTTTTGCGCCAGCCCAGAGCGGCCAGGGGAAGGATTTTATCGGGAGTGGGAATGGACATGGGTGCTACCTCTCAACGCTCTCATAGTAGCTCTCAGGGGCAGCCACAGGGCCGGAAATGGACCTGCCGCAGCCGGAACGGATGCAGATTCCGGGGGGCTGCCGGGGGCAGCATCCTAAATAAGACCCCCACAGCTATAGGGGGTTCTTTTGCGACATACCCATATCGGCCTCGAACGTTAACTATACCTGAACCGCTCCGCAGCCGAAAAATCGGAGCGACCATAAGCCTCGCGGCTACTATATGCGCATGGCACCTCATACGAGATTCCCCGCAGTCGCTTCCCAGCCCCCTGATCCACCCGGCCCGGCCCTGTTCCGGCCACCGGTGCAGATCACCCCGAAGACGCTCTACGACCTGCCCCTGACGATGGAGGCACGGGCGATCATCGATTCGGTGACCGACTGGAAGATCCTTCAGGAGACCCTGCGGATGGAGTTGCAGCGGCCACTCCAGAAAGAGCGGCGCATTGCCCACCTGCGGCGCCGGGTGGACACCCTGAAGGCGATGGGCGGGCAGATGCCCACCAGCCAGCAGGGCCTGCCTGTGGCCCCGCTGGCCGTACCGCAGGAGCAGCAGCCGACCTGTGCCACCAGGCCTATCCCTGTGGCCCTGCCCGCCTCCATAGAGCCCCTGAACCTGGATGAGCTGTTGCCGATGGTGGGGCTGGACGACTGCACCTCCACGGTACCGGACATGGGGGAGGCGGCGTATGCCCGGCTGGTGGTGCAGGCGATGCGGAGCGGTAACACGCGGGTCCTTGCGGCCCTGATCCGCACCGGTCGGGTACGCGACTACGATGCGGAACGGGTAGCATCTGGGATTATTTCTGCCTGTAAGGAGGGAGAATCCTGGGAGATCGCGCAGCAGGTGGCGTTGTTTGGGGGTGTATCTTGACCTCCACCGCAGAACGTATCGCCGCGCGCTACCCCACCACTGCCGAACTGCTTGCGTTGTACCCGCGCATTCAATTCCCATGGACTGCCAACGACCCCTTCCATGGGCAGGTGAGTTTACAGTCCGACTACAGACTGGACGGCGAAAATTTCGAGGTGGCCGACGTCTGTAACGGCGACGTGGCCGAATACATCGCTGCCCTTCCCGCGATCCACGCTGCGCTGATCCGCGAGGCGGCAGAGGTTGTTCGCTTGAAGGCCGAGGTCGAGGAGCTGCGGGCGCGCCTTGGGGGTGCCCTTTGAGCCCCCACGTCCTCCGCCTTCTGATCGACGCCACCGACGCGCTGGCCAACCAATACCGCGCCCAGCTCGCGCTGCTGGAGCGCAAGGAGCGCAAGCAGGACACCACCGGATGCAGGCGGATGCTGCGGGAGCGTCGCCAACAGGTTTTTCCGGGGGTGAAGCTGTGAGTAGTCGCCAGGTCTCCATTTTCGCCACCGAGCGGGCGCAGATGACCGACAGCATCCGCCGCACCGTCGATCTCCTCAACGAATACGGGCCCCGCTTCCGACGCTGGCGGGTGGCCTGGAGCGGCGGAAAGGACTCCACCGCCGTCGTCACCCTTCTGGTGTACCTGATCGAGAGCGGTCAGGTCCAAGCCCCAGCAGATGGCCTGGAAGTCCTCTATGCGGATACCCGCATGGAGCTGCCCCCGCTGTGGCTGGCCGCCCAGGATGTCCGGTGGGATCTGGAGGAGCGCGGCTACCCCGTGCGGGTGGTGATGGCGCCCATCGAAAAGCGGTTCCTTCCCTACATTCTCGGGAGGGGAGTGCCGCCGCCCAACAATACGACGTTCAGGTGGTGTACCCGCCAGATCAAGATCGACCCGATGAAGGCGGCGCTTCTGGAGATCGGCGCCTCGGAGGCAGACCCCATCCTGATGCTCACCGGCGTTCGGCTGGGAGAAAGCGCAGCCCGCGACGCCCGGATCGCGCTGTCCTGCAGCTCCAAGGGC